AGGTACTGCCAAGCTTCGACGGTGCGGTCATAGTCCGCATCTTCGACGCCCTCAGCGATCATGACGGCGGTGTAGTCATCCAGTTTCTCTTCAGTCATTTTCATTCCCTTCGCGTAGTTTTATGCAATCCAAGTCGAGCTTGCCCATGTACCGCTTCCAGCTCTTTACCCGACCAGCAACGATGTCGAGCGCCTGTCCCGCATCTTCTGCCTCAACGATGCGCCTACAGGATGCGTGGTGGCCGCTCCAAGTTGCGTAGTGGGCAGTAACCTCAAATCGTTCCATTCTCATTCTCCTTTGCTGAATTCATCCTCGCTGCGGCTCCGAAGAACCGCAGTCTGGGGAAGTCAGTTGGGGTACACCTCCGACCATATGCTGAGGCATGCTGCGTTGTCGGCGTGATCCGCGATCAGCTCACTGCCGTCCTCAGCGTTGCCGTAGATCAACAGGAAGAACCCAGCCCGTTCGCCGTCCTTGTAAAGGCGGATGATGTCCTCGCCAGTGGTTGCGAGGGCGGGGAGGATTTCTTTGCGGTCAGTGCTTAGCTCGACCGTCCACTCTTCGCCGTCATTGATGCTGACCATGTACCCGCGCTCGAGGATGATGCGGATCAGACGTTTTGCTACTACTGCCTCGCCCTTGGTGGCGAAGAGATCAAGATCATATGCTTGTTTCATTGGTGCTCTCCCTTAGAAAATTGGTTCGATCCGCTCACATGCGGGGAAGTCGCTTTCGTACTTAGCGAACAGTGGAACATTGGCATTCTTGCAGCCATGTCCAATGTAGCGGGGCTGTACGATGATTAGGCTGGCAACGACCAGAACGGCCAAGCCAGCAAAGAATGTTTTTATTGCGTCAATCATTTCGATCTCCATTTGACCAGTCTCATCAGTGGTGGGCGGTCAGTCCCAACCAGACCCCCGAAGGGGTTTCGACTATTTGATAAAAACGGTGGAGCATAGTGTTATGGCCCACAACATCGCGTCATCTCTTTTGGTGCGCGCCTCGCGGCTGTCGCCACCTATGCGCTGGGTGATGTACCAGAGGCCGTTGTCGCCTCGCTCTACGTAGGCGCTGCCAAGCTTCCCCTTAACGATGAAGCTGTCGGGGCCGATGTCTTCGCTTACACGGGTGATAGTGAGATCGATGGTCTTCATGTTGCATCCTTTCAGACGTTCAGTGTGTCGGTTTGGAGGACAAAAACGACCTCTGTGTCGTTGTCCCAGTAAGTGCGGCCACTCAAAAGCTGCGGCCTTCCGGCATAAAAGTAACCACAACAGTCACCCTCATGCTGGCAGTACTCAGCTTCGATCCAGTAGTTCATCGCCTCTTTCACCTGCTCCTCAGTGGCATCGCGTGGCACTTTCCAAGCTGTGACCCTGTGGACGGTTTCCCCGTTTACCTCGACGCGAAGGGGGAGAGAGGCAGAGACCTGCTCAAAGCTGATCATCTCTTCTTCTTCCTCTTCTTCTTCGCAGCCTTCGAAGCAACTGTGATAGCTGAAGCAGCGGTCACAAAAGTGATCGGCGGCGCTCTCAGTGTGCGGCTCGAACGTGTGGTGATCTTCTCTCATTTCAGTCTCCTTAAATGACCTGTCTCATCAGCGCCCAGCGGTCAGTCTGGAACGGACGCCCGAAGGCGTTTCGACTTAGTGGCGGCGCTCGATCACCAGATCGTGCTCCCAGCTCTTCAGAATCCGTTTACGCCATGCGTCTGGCTTTTCGTCCGACACGTTAACGGTGAGACCAATGTGCTGGCGGATATCCTCGAGCGTGTAGGGATCATCAACGAACCCGCCTTTGTCGCTCTGCTTGACCCGCACACAACCCCGAAGGCGTTCGAACAGCGCGATGCGCTTGTAGAACTCTTTGTAGTTGCTTTCGGTGATCCGGCCCAAGCCAACGACCATCGTGAGGAAGATCAAGTTTTCGGTGGACTGCGTCAGTCGGCGCTGAGGCTCACCCTCCTCTGTGTAGTGAAAGAAGCAGACTTCTTCGTTGTTTGCGATGTTCGATACGTTCCAATTCAGTGACATTTTTATTCTCCATTCGACCAGTCTCATCAGTGGCAGGTGGTCAACCCTTGCCAGACGCCCGAAGGCGTTTCGACTATGCGTCCTGTTTGTGCAGTGCTTCCCAATCTTCGCGATCTACGCGCACCCACACGCAGTCATCAAACTCCTGCATGACATCAGCGTTCTCCAGTATGTCGAAGGCCAGTGATACTTTGTCCCAATCGTTCATGTCGTCTTCCTTTCGTATTTGGCACTAGCGCCATCCGCGCAGCGGCTATGGTGGGCCGCTGTCTGGTGGGGTCAGTGTGCTTGTGATTAGTCCGCGAAGAACGCTTCCAGACTGTCTCGCGCCTCCTGATAGGTGTCATGGATGCACGGCCAAACGTAGATGCCGTTGACTGGACAATGCTCGACTACGCTCCAGCCAGTATTATCTTCGCCATAGGCGTCACGCTCGACGGTGTAGGTGCGGGTAGTATCAATGATTGGGTAACGCATTTCTTTCTCCTTTGCTGAATTCATCCTCGCGGCGGGGTAACCCGCCGTCCGGTAAAGTCAGTAGTTGAAGCCAGCGGCGTGCGCCTGATTGAGATGGAAGACGGCCCACTTTTCAATGTTGGCCTCGATCAGTTCGTCGAACCGATCCTCGATCCATCTGACCCTTGCATCTGTTAGCTTGATCTCGAGCGGGTCAATGATGTGGTCTACTACCCAAAGCCACTTGTCCATCTGATCGTCGTAGGTCAGAGCGTTTTCGAGCGTGATGTAAGGCGCTACAGTTTCTTTGAATGTTTGTTGGTTCGTCATTTACTTTCTCCTTTGCTGAATTCATCCTCGCGGTGGAGCAGAACCCCACCGTCTGGGGAAGTCAGTAATAACCCAAGCGCTCTTCCTGTTCGCGCTGCCACTCTGTGCCGAAGGCTCCCAGCCGCTCTTCCAAGCTTTCGGGAACCTCTGCCTCAACCCAACGATCAAGATCGACGTGACCAGCGACCATCACCTTGGCGGCGAAGCGCTGAGCGTCGAAGCGGTGGCGGAAAGCTTGGGGATGAACGAACTCGCCAGCCCAAGTTGATGTGGTCACGAAATAGTGGACGCTGGTGGCGATGCCGTCTTCGCAGCGTTCTTCGAAGTACGGGCCTTCGGTGACCCCAACGCCGATAACTAAGCTTTTCATTTACTTTCTCCTTGCTAAAATCACCAGACGGCAGCGGACTGCGGTGTGATGATCCTAGCGGGGACAGAAGCCCCCGTAGGTATCAAGCGTTTCACAATGTCAAAGAGCGGGTCAGTGTTTTGTGTCGCTGCCGACGACCTAGTTAATAGTCGAAGTTATTTTGATGTGTCAACCCACCCCCAAACATTTTTTTATGTTTTTTTAATTCATGGCCCATAACGTATTGAAAAAGTTTCGATAAAACTTTGTTTACACTCGCGTACAACGTCACTCGATGATATGGAGATCGTAGTGATTAACCAGTGAGACCTGCTGTGGATTTGCCAGCCATTGACCACCGCCTTGGGCGGATCGAAGAAGAGATGAAATCCATAGCGGATGCGCTGCGGCTGCTGTCGCGGGTGGATGAACGGTTACACGGTCACAGGGAGGCCATCGACGATCACGAAGGGCGGCTGCGGTCACTGGAGAAGTCAGCGACTAACCAATCTGGTGCAATCAAGATGGCTGAGCGTTTCATCTGGTTAGCGGTGACAGTGGGCCTCGCCCTCATCAACTTAGCCTAAAATTTCGGCGGAAAAACCCAAGAGGCAGCGACCCCATCATGTGGATGTCATGTAGTGGATAAAGAGCTGGAGAGATGGCTAGACGCAGCCTTCAAAGAGATCGAGCCCTGCATCAGTGAAATGACGGCGTCCCCAAAAATTCGGCGGAAAAAAGAAAAGGGGCCAGCGATGCCGACCCCCGTTGATTCCCATATAGGGGAGAGAGACTAAGCCATAGCCTTCATGGCTGTCATAGCTTCCCGCATGGTGGTGAAAGTCTCGATGTACCGGACTTCGTCGTCAGTCACCTCATAGGCTTTCCAGATCGACCCACGCTTGTGTTCGTAAGGCCAGCGCCCCAGCTCAAAAGACTTTTCGTTGATATCGATGAGGTAGAGGTTGGAGGCGACCTTATCGATGATCGGTTCGTTCTTCGTGTACATGTTCATTGATCCTTTGTGTAGTGAACGCGCCGCCAATAATCGGGAGAGATGCAGGCGTCAAGCCACGTCATGGTTGCCCCAAAATTTCGGCGGAAAAACCCAGAGGGCGGCGATCCCGTACCCTTGTTTCCAATAGAGGGATAAGACTGTATAGGGAGAGGACAGACTGCAATGAGGATCAAGAGAATGACCAAAGAGAAAGAGCTGAGCCCAGAGGGTAAGGCACGCATCATGGCTAGCCAGAACCCTGACTACATCACGCCAAAGCAGCAGGCGTTTATCCATGCCTACATCGCAAATGGTGGCAACGGATCGCAGGCAGCAATCAGCGCAGGTTATGCACCGAAAGGTTCGCGAGTGACCGCCTGTGAGCTGCTTAAGATGGAGAAGATACAGAAGAGGCTGGTACCTACATTGACGGAGCAGAAGGAGAGGCTCTCGCTCGATGCTGACTGGATAGTCTCGAAGCTCATGGACGAAGCCAAGGACGATGACAGCCCCGCAGCGGCCCGTATCCGCGCTCTCGAGCTACTGGGCAAGGTCGAAGGCATCTTCGCGCCTGAGAAGAAACAGATCGAGACCATCAATGGCGGCGACTTCCTCGCAAACCTAGACATGACGGACGAAGACGACAGCGATACGCTGCAATAGGTACCCATCCGACCACGACCCTGACTAGGTTGTCGTCGCTTGCCCTTTGTTTTTTTTGGGTTTTTTTCTGGGGTTTTGGTTTTTGCCTTGGCCTTGGGCTTTTTCCCAGCGGAAAACGGCTGCGGATCGTAGGTGGCATGCCCCTGCCTGTGCCTGTGTGCATAGGGGGGAGGGGGGGGAGGGGGGGGGACGTGGTGCCGCGACCCCGCCTCGACCTGCGCGGTACCATAAGGCCTATCTCACTGTGTAGCTCTATGTTTCGTACCCCTACTCCCCAACCCCATCCATAACAGACGGGTGGGTCTTTTTAGGAAACGAAACCAAAAAAAATAAAAATAACCAAATCATGTTTCCCACATAAGAGTTATGCGAAGAATGATTGGCTGTTGCCTATACCTCACAATGTCAGTAATTACGCTGCATGCGTGAAAAGCTTTCTGGTCTGTCAATCGACAATGGTTCGTTCAGCGTGAACCTTTGTCTGTCCTTCAACGTCTTCAGCTTCGGCATTGAGATCTACGAGGGAGCCTTCCTCATCCGCTTTGGGTGCGTAGTGGCATGGATCGAAAGATAAAGAAGAAGAAGCCCCGTAAGGAGCGGCGAGAGAAGTACCCACTGGAACGGGTTCTAGTTGAGTCACAGGCCATAAAGAAGCAATGGCAGTAGAAAGAGGGTTGTGGTGAGTAAGAAGGATCCCCGTCTCGAGCGAGCAGGCGTCTCTGGTTATAACAAGCCGAAGGCCACTCCGTCTCATCCCACTAAGTCTCACGTCGTTGTTGCCAAGTCTGGCGACACAGTGAAGACGATCCGCTTCGGCCAGCAAGGCGCTAAAGGATCTCCTGACGGCTCCAAGCGCAATGAAGCATTCAAGGCTCGTCACGCCAGCAACATCGCCAAAGGAAAGATGTCGGCGGCTTATTGGGCCGACAAGGTGAAGTGGTGAGCACCCTCCTCGTCAACGTCCCCTCTCAAGCTGTATGGGTGCGCAAGGAATATCTGCGCGACATGCAGGACGGACACGGCGAGTTCGTCAAAGGCGTATGGGTTACAGCTAAGTCAATTGCTGGCCGCGCCCTGTATTTTGAAACGTACCTTCCAGAGTACGGTGCCTTCTTCGACAAGCTGCCGATCTCAGCCTTTGTGTCGCGGCCCGAAACTCCTACACCAGATTACCCGTTATCGGATCTCCAGTTCTGGAACTGCATGGACTATGGCGTGGTTGCGATCTGCAAACAGTTTATCGCCAGCATGCAGTACGAGGCGCGGCTGCGTAGCGGGGACACGGTCAGGGCGGAGTATCTCTTCACGCTCGACAACTACCACCCAGACAATGACGTGGTGGATTGCGGCACCTCTGAGATCCCGTCTGAGCACAAGGCGATGAATGTCCTCGCGCTCGAGAACGGTCAGTTCTGTGCCTATCCCAATAATCGGATGCGCGTTTACGACATCTCGCTGACGCCAAAGGAAGTCCTCACTCCAGACTTTAAGGCGTCTGGGGAATTCTTTGCTGTGGAAAATCATGACTTCACGCGCTATGGAGACGTGGACGAATATCATTACTGAGGTGAAGTTATGAAGAAGGTGTGGGACAAACCGAATCCAAAGAAGAAGTCTACGCCACTGACTGACGGTCAGAAGGCTAGCGCCAAGGCTGCAGCCAAGAAGGCTGGTCGCCCATACCCGAACCTCGTGGATAACATGCGAGCTACAAGAAAGAAAAAGTAATGTGGATGAAGACTGCTCGCGAGTCTATTGGCCTAAAGGAAGTCGCTGGACCGAAACACAACACAAAGATTCAGGCGTGGCTCGCTAAGCTTGGCGCTTGGTGGAAGGACGATGAGACCCCTTGGTGCGGCACCTTCGTTGCCCACTGCTTGCGTGAGAACGGGCTCCCTGTTCCTCAGCACTGGTATCGCGCACTGGCGTGGAAAGACTATGGATCCAACCTGCGACCCACTCACGTATGTGAAGGCGCGATCCTAGTCTTTGCTCGTGAGGGTGGCGGTCACGTTGGCTTCTACGTTGGCGAGGATCGCTTCTACTATCGCGTGCTTGGAGGTAACCAGTCGAACACCGTCAACGTCATGCGCATTGCCAAGAACCGTTGCGTTGCTATCCGCTGGCCGAAGGGTGTGCCTGTAACCGGTGGCCCCATCCATGTTGCGTCTAATGCTCCAGTGTCGGAGAACGAGGCTTGAGCCTGAAGCAGCGCCTACTGGACTTTGAAGCCGTCGCACTCTGCATGATCCGTAAGTGGTGGAGGCCCATGACCTGCGTCTGGATCGCGGGAACTATGGCGGTGCATGGGGTCGTCGCTCCGCTCTACATGCTTTTTGTTAAGAACGAGGCTCCCAGCGACATGACTGGGCTGTCTCTTCTAGTCACCGCCATTGCCGCTGCGTTTGCAGTCAGGGAGTGGGGCAAGATCAAGGGATCTAGTAATGATTGAAGTGTTGAAGGGTGTTTGGGTTTTCCGCCGATTTTTTGGGTACGCCATTCTTCTCGCGGCCATCGGCTGGTTGATGTTCTCTAAGGCCGGTCTCGAGAACGACCTCCTCGAGCAGGAGCTCGCAAACAGCAAGCTCGCCGATCTGGTGGACAAACAAAATAATCGCATCGAAGCCTACGAATCAGTTGCAAAAAAATCGGCTGCTGCCGCAGAGAAGGCGCTCAAGGAAGCTCGGGTCGTGGAGAAGTTCCACACCAACAAGGCAACCCGCATCCTCGTTTCAGTTCCGACGAACAGCGATGAGTGCATCGCAGCCCTCGATCTGCTGAAGGAGTACCAGTAATGCGCGTTCTAGCTCTGCTGCCAGTCATGCTCTTGCTGGGCTGTGCGTCCAAACCTCCAATCGAGATCAAGATCCCTGTGCCGGTGCCGTGCATCAAGGAGCAGCCGGTCGCGCCGACCTATCCGACAGTTGCAGAAAGCGCTGGAATATTCGAAAGAGTGAAGGTACTGCTTGCTGAGCGTGAACTCCGCAAGGGGTACGAAGCTAAGTTACAGGCCATGTTGGCCGCTTGTGGAGAAATCAAATGAAGAAACCAATGCCATTCGTGGGTAAGGAATCCAAGAAAGAAGAAATGATGGAAAAGAAGAAGGCCGGTGGCAAGGCCGCTTACGCCAAGGGCGAAGTCAAGGAATACAAAGGCAAAGCCAAAGAAATGGCTGGCAAAATGAAGATGCTCATGAAGGCAAAGAAGAAGTAAGAAAGTGGATAGGTGCAGAAGAACTGCACCCACTGCGGCCAATTGAAGCCTAAATCAGAGTACCGCCTCAATCCTATGACGGGGCGGTACTCTTTACGTTGCATGTCGTGTCCGCCTACAAAGATGGCATCAAAGTACAAATGCCTCGAGTCCTATCTCAGGGCTCGCTTTAATGACGCAACAAGTAAGTCCAAAGGCGGAAGCTTTTCAACTGATTGCTTTACGTTTGATTACCTGCTCGATCTTCTCCAGAAACAGGATCGCCGCTGCGCAGTTACCGGAAAAACATTCACTTTCGGCGGGGACGATGTCGGCACCAACATCAGCATTGACCGGATCGACTCCAATAGGCCGTACTCCGCAGGCAATGTGAGGCTGGTGTGTGTCGCAGTAAATCATATGAAGCGCCGCATGAGTGATGACGAGCTTGTCGACTGGTGCTTAGATATTGTTAAGGGTATGGGTTTGTGGAAATAGAGGCAGTAGCCAAGAAGCTGATGGGGGACTTCCCCCTGTATGCGAAGAACGTGCTGCGCATCGTCGACAAGCGGGGTGAAGAGAAGCGCTTCAAGCTTAACTACGGGCAGATGATCCTCCACGATAAGCTTGAAAAGCAGCTTGCTGAAACCGGTCGCATCCGTGCTCTCGTGATTAAAGGTCGGCAGATGGGGATCTCCACCTACGTTGAAGGCCGGTTCTTCTGGAAGACGACCAAGACCAAGAACGCCAACGCCTTCGTGCTCTCCCACCTTGCAGAGTCGACCACCGCCATCTTCCGAATGGTGCGCTACTTCTACGACAATGCAGCTCACCCGATCTTTAAGCCGCCGCTGGCGACCAGCACGACCACCACGATGGTCTTCGAGAAGCTAAACTCCCAATACCGAATTGGTACGGCGCGATCCACGAACATTGGTCGAGGCATGACCAACCGCTACGTTCACGCATCTGAGGCCGCTTTTTATCCAAATAGTGGCGAGATTGTGGCAGGTCTACTGCAGTCGGTCCCCGCCGAAGACTCCGAAGTTATCGTTGAGTCCACAGCTAACGGTGCCGGTGGCTGGTTCTACGACCAAGTGATGAAGGCGCTCAGAGGAGACGGCGACTGGATCGTCATCTTTATTCCTTGGTTCTGGCTCCCAGAGTATGAGAAGAAGTGCGATCCGTATTTCACCCGCACAACGGAAGAAGAAAAGCTGGCTGCACTGTACAACCTGTCCAACGATAAGTTGAACTGGCGCAGGTCCAAGATCGACGAGCTTGGATCTTTGGATCTGTTCAAGCAGGAATACCCATGCACACCAGAAGAAGCGTTCCTGTTCTCTGGTCGCAGCTTTGTTGAAGAAGACTGCCTCATGGATGCAGAGCGTAACTGCTACAGTCCAGACATCGAGGGCAGCTTTAAGGACGGCATCGTCACGCCACACGAGAAGGGATCTTATAAGCAGTGGATCAAGCGCGTTGATCCGGATGAGCGCTATTGCATCGGCGTCGACGTCGCTGAAGGCTTGGCGCACGGCGACTACACAGTGGCTCAGGTACTGGATTCGCTTGGTCGACAGGTGGCATCATGGCATTTGCACATCGATCCATACGAGCTTGGTGACCAGCTCTGCGCTTTGGGCAAGATGTTCAACCGCGCCTACATCATTCCAGAGCGGAACAACCACGGTCTTACCACGATCCGCCGCATGCAGGATCTGGGTTATCCCAATCTTTATGTAGAGCACACAGTAGATGATGCGTATGCAGACAGAATGACTAAGCGTGCTGGTTTCTACACGTCTAGTAAGACAAAGCCATTGATTATCGATAACCTCGCTGCATTGCTGCGTAAGCGCGATAGTGGAATATCAGACACAGAACTTGTAAAAGAGTTGCGTAACTACGTTATTGATGACAAAGGCATTACGAATGCGAAGGCGGGTTGCTTTGATGACAGAGTAATGGCATACGCAATAGCTCTATTCGGACTTAACTCAATGCCACGTAATCGTAGAACGAAAACCGTAGCAACTAAGTACGAGCCGTTCGATAGTGTCGTGGGGTATTGATGTACGAAGACGAGATAGAAGACGAAGACAATGGAGAATTCGCACCAGTAGAAAAACGTGAGGAAGATCTTGAAGAGTTTCAAGGTCTGGGTCCACGTCTGCAGTCTTTGTTCACTGAGTACAAGGACGCCCGTAACGACATAGAGGATGAGTGGCTCTCGAGTTTCCGCCAATTTTTGGGGGAATACGATCCTGAAGTCCTCGCAAAATTAACCGGCACACGCTCGAAAGTATTCGTCGGCCTCACCCGCACTAAGGTGATGTCGGCGTTTTCGCGTCTTGTCGACCTCTTGTTCCAGAGTGGACAGGACTTCTACAGCATCGATCCAACCGCAATACCTGAGCTCGACCCGCTCGAGATGGCTGCGATCACCAAAGAAGCTACTGCTGAGATCATGCAGGCTTCCGGTGCAGCTTCACCCACGATGGTGCTCGACATCATCAATGAGCGCCGTGATGAGCTGATGGATCAGGTGCGCGACGAGGTTAGACGCCGCGCCAAGATGGCTGCGTCTGAAATGACCATCCTTGTCCGCGATCAGCTAGGCGAAGCTAACGCTGAACAGAAGATCAAGGAAGCCATCATGGAGTCCTGCATCTTCGGTACTGGCTGCATCAAAGGCGGTACAGTTCGAATCGAACGCAGTAAGCGCTGGAAGCGCAGCTACCAGAATGGTGTGCAGGCTCACTCGCTTACGGTCGTTGAGCAGGTCAAGCCAGACATTGAGTCGGTATCGATTTTCGACATATATCCAGACCCTTACGCGACGTCGAACGAAGACCTTCATGGTTTGTTCCGCCGCCACGTTCTTACCCGCCGCCAGTTCCGCGACCTGCGTGACCTTGACGGCTTCGACAGCGACGCGATTGAAGAGATTCTTTCCGACAGTCCTCGCGGCAACCACGTTGAAGAAGACCACGAGCGTATCCGCCGTGAAGTCGCCAACATCAAGCTACAGTCCGGTCCCAACAACCGGTTTGAAGTACTCGAGTACTGGGGATCGATCAACGGCACCGACCTTCTCGAGGCAGGCGCTGATCTCCCAGAGGGCTCAGAAGAGGACGACGACTACGACGCCAACATCTGGATCTGCGCAGGCAAGGTTATCCGCGCCACGCTGAACCCGATTCCGGATGGCCGCATTCCTTACAACTGCTTCCCATATGAGCGTAACCCGCACCAGTTCTGGGGTACCGGCGTGCCTCGCATGATGCGTGACTCGCAGTCGACCATGAACGCGGCGACCCGCATCTTCATCGACAACATGGCGATCTCCTCTGGCCCAATGGTCGAAGTCAACATGGACTTCCTCGAAGCCGGTGAAGATCCAACAGATCTGCATCCTTGGAAAGTCTTCCTGCGCAGCGGCGGCGACCCAAATGCACCAGCCGTCCGCTTTAACCAGCCGGTGGCAAACGCTAATGGACTGACCAGCATCATCGAGATGTTCCGTAAGTTCGCGGATGAGACCACGTCTCTGCCGTCATATACGCATGGCGATGCAGGCCAGCAGCTCAACAAGACCGCAACCGGTATGTCCATCCTGATGGGCAACGCCAACGTGGCACTGAAGTCGACACTTAAGAACGTCGATGACTATCTAATCATTCCGCTGATCAAGTCTCTCTACCACTGGAATATGGAGTGGAGCGATAACGAGAAGGCTAAGGGCGATCTAAATGTGTCGGCGAAGGGCAGTACTTCACTCATTCAGCGTGAGGTTCGCTCGCAGCGCTTGCTGCAGTTTATGTCTTTGATAAGCAATCCTATGGATGTTGCT